CTTTCTAAACGCCATGCAGTCGATGTCATTACATCAGCATTCAAAGCCATAAATTCATCACTTGTTTCAAGCTGAATCATATCGAGTTGTGCATCTGGATCACGCGCGAATACTCCAGAACCAGAAGCTCTATCCATTGCTCTTTTAAATCCTTGAGCTCCTTTTGAGTGGTGATGACTGTAGATGACTGTACAACCTGTCTCTTTACAAATTTTATCGAAGAGGTTCGTGAATGCGCCCATTTGAGAAGCATTGTTTTCATCTCCAGTAATGACCTTGTAAATTGGATCAATGATTATTGCTTCGTACCCCTTATTTGCAACCTTTCGAATGATTTTTGGTGCTAGTTTATCAAGAGGCATTGAGCTTCCTCGAAGACTCCAAACAACAAAATCTTCCTCATATTTCGGTTCTACACCGAGTGCGAAATGTATTTCATCAATTCGATTACCACAGCTTTTTTCATCAATCTCTAAATTCACATAAAACACTCTCGTCTTTTTGCATTGAAAACCTAGCCATTTTCGTCCTTCTGCTAAGGCAATAGCCAATTGAATTAATAAGAAACTTTTACCAGCTTTGGAAGAGCCTGAAATGAGCATTTTGTGTCCAACACGAACAATACCTTCTATAAGTTGAGGTTCTAAGAATTCCTTTTTTGTACGAATTTGTCCACTAGTCTTTTCTTGAGGTAATTCATCAGTATTTCCTTCAGCAAAATCTAACCATTCGTTCCAGTTTCGTCTACCAATCTTTGTGTCAACCAATGTTTGTACGATACCTTTTCTAGTTACTCCTGGTATTCTTGATAACCTTGAAGGATTACGATTATTCTTATCGACTTTAAGCCCATTCTTATTTAAAAAGCCATATAGATATTCAACTCGTTTACGGTATTCTTCTGCATTCGTTGCATCCACCCTAACAATCGCATGTAGGCTTCTACTACCGCTATGAACTAAACAGGCGATAGGAAGTTCAAACTTACGATATAAAGCGTCTTGTTCAGGAATCGGCATATCATCAGATTCCACTAATGCATAGGTAAATCTTGTAATATTTTCATTCTTGACACCACTTCCATCAACTGGATTAAACCGAATCCATGCACCACAATCATCTTTCCAATCACCGATAACTGCGCCAAGATCATCTGGATGTTTTTTAAGTTGAGTAATCAGTTCTTTAGCTGTGCGGTCAAACTGTCCTTTTCCTGGCATCCACTTACCATCGGCATTTTGCCAAACATCGGTTGTTACATATCCTACGTATTCATCATCTTTAAATAATGTTTCAAGATAAGATACTAACTGTTCTGAGGGTGTCATATCATTTGTCGGATCATAAATTGCACCTGAACCATCGTATTCGATGATATCGTCCCATTCCATCAAGCCATCGTTAATTCTTGTGGGAGGTATCCAACCAGTATCTTTAGCATATTTTACAATTGTTCCACCAGATACGGGATGAGAGGAGCCGCTAAAGCCCCTCCATTTTCTATCGCATTCACCATCTTTATATCGAGTATCATTCTTACTCCACTCATCCCATACTGAACATTCATATCCTTCAGCTTTGAGTGCCATGCCTATGTTGATCCATTCTTGATAAGATAAATTTGATACATCTATTTGTTTCAAAGCTTCTAATATATTGTCCATTTAAATTCCTCCTACGGTTGATAACTAGTTGCGTCGATACCTCTTGGTAATATCCAACTATTAACTGAAATACGTGTAATCATTTTGCTTGCAGCTTCAAATGCCCACATACCAACATGTAAGAAGCCATAACGTTCTAGGAAGCGGATTTGTTTTGGCGTTGCAAGACCTTCTACTTGTCTATTTTTAAGTTTTTCAATCAGCATACTTGCCATACCACAACTTGTTACAGCCTCTGGATAAATACCATGTTTTTCTAAGTAATCAAGTTGTCTCTCAGTAGCTGGTCCCATCTCCCACATAAATGCTGGTTCATAATTCGCTAAATCTTCAGCAGCAATCGAGAATGCATATTGAATTGGATCAACTAGTTTTTGTTTCTTTCTACGCATAGATGCAAGCTCACGAGCAAGTGCGTCTTCACGTTCTTGAATAACATCTTTTTCTGCTTCTGTTTCAGCATCAAGTAAATCAATACCACTTTCTTTATCCATCATCATCTTGTCGATTCGTGTTGCCAATTCTGCATCTTTAGAAATCAGTGCAGATGGTCTGCATAAGTCATGGCGTTCAGTCATCCATAGAAAATCAAGTAATAGTAATTCTTTCTTATTCGGAGCAAGTCGCATACCACGACCTACCATTTGTTGATATAAACTTCTAATTTTTGTAGGTCTTAATACAATAATGCAATCGACAATAGGACAATCCCAGCCTTCAGTAAGAAGCATCGAATTACATAAAACATCATATTCACCAGCTTCAAAATCATCTAACACTTCGTCTCTATCTGTACTATTGCCGTTGACTTCAGCTGCTCTAATACCATGAAGATTGAGCAATTCACAGAACTTTTGAGAAGTCTTGACTAAGGGTAAGAAAACAACTGTCTTTCTACCTTTACAGTAATTAAGCATTTCAAGTGCAATTTGATTTAAGTAAGGTTCTAGAGCTGAGCCGATTTCACCAACCGAATAATCACCATTAGATACTCCGACATTGTGTATATCAAGTTCAAGTGGTATCATCTGCGCTTTTACTGGACAAAGATATCCCTCTTTAATCGCTTGATGTAATGAGTATTCATAAGCTTTTGAATCGAAGTATTTTCCTAAACTTTTTTGATCTGATCGATCTGGAGTAGCAGTTACCCCGAGTATATTTGCACCATCGAAATGTGTGAGTATTCTTTGGTATGTATCACTCATAGAATGATGCGCTTCATCTACAACAATCGTCTTAAAATAGTCCTTTGCAAAACCAGTTAATCTTTTCTCTTGGGATAAGGTTTGAACAGATGCAACAGTGACTAGTTTTGATGAGCCAATGGCACTGGACTCAGCCTTTTCCAAAGCTGAATCCAATCCACTGGTTTCCATTAATTTATCTGAAGCTTGTCCTAGCAATTCACCACGATGAGCTAAGATTAATGCTTTACTTCCATCTTTGGTTTCTTCTTCAACCACCTTTGAGAAAACGATGGTTTTACCAGTTCCAGTTGGAAGTACTAATAATGTTTTTTGATGCCCTTCTTTCCATTCGTTTCTAATTGCATCAACTGCTTCATTTTGATAAGGTCTTAGTTCCATAACGAACCCCTCCTAAAATGGAAGTGGCTCAAAGAACTCTTCGTTGTAATCGATGAATCGATCAATATCGTTTGTGAATTTCTCGTCACCTTGATTATTCGTGTATGAACGTTGTTTGAAATGTGCTCTACCGTTTGAACCGATGACTTTATTCCAGTCCATTGTAAGTTTTTCACCATGTTTTTTCTGACCTATGCATCTAAAGAATGCAGAAATACGCCATTCTAAAGAGCGATATAATAGTAGATCAAACTTAACAATAGCAAGACCTTCTTTGGTATCGACTTGAACAGTAATTGAAGCTTTATTACAAGCTGGTACTTTTGGTCCACCAGGAAATCTTCCTCGTTCAAAGTTTGTGACTGTAAAATTGTAATCACCTTCAGGAAGTAATATAAAATCCTGACCGTCAGTTTCAATGGAATCGTTCCAGTCCATCAACATATCTTTGTTTTCATTCATGATTATTGTTCTCCTTTTTTATTTTTTATAGTTTCGATGATCTTCTTCCAATTTGGAATGATCCATCGTGTGATAAAATCATCTGAATAGTTTGTAATAGGCTCTGTGTCTTCATAGTGACCTTTAGCTGCAACTATTTTTTGTAGATCTGCATCAGTGATTCCTGAATCTTCAATCATTTTTTCAAGTTTTTTGACTGTAGCTACACTAGTAATATCTTTTGGATCAGGAAATGGTACTTCTGGCTTGCTAAATTCTTGACCTTCAAAGAGGTGTGCAATGGACGTGAATTTCAGTTCAAGTTCTTCTGGTAAATCAAATCTGTTTTTCGCATCATAGGTAGGATTATGTGTAGTGTATAAAACGCGTTTTCCACCTTGAGCTTTTTTAGAATTGTTTTCTGTGGTGATGACATAAATCTTGTAGTTAACAAAGAATAATGCATCACACCATTCTTTTAAAAGCGGTGCTACTTGTTTTGAAAGTTTCATTTCATAGCGATCAAAGGCACCTTGTTCTTCTGGTAGTTCGAACTTTCTAGGCTTTGCATGAGCATTAATAACCACATTGATACCTACTTCAATAAGTTGATCCAAGAGTGTTAACAATTTAGAAAACTCATCAACCAAATAAACATAACCTTTACCGTAACCGAAATCTTCGATGTTATTTTTTCGATACTTTTCGCATACTGCATTTGTACAAAGTGATTCAGACCAATCCGCAGTATCTAAAACAAGAGTCTTGCAAATGCTTGGATTATCTTTAATTTCTTTCACAACAGAGATCAATTCATCCCAAGATTTATTACACTTAATTCTTCTAATGTCTAAGTTGCTCGTTCCACCTTCAGTATCTATAAATAGTGGGTCAGGGAATTGACTAGCAAATGTTGATTTACCAATCCCCTCAGGTCCATATATGACAATTTTTAATGGACGTTTTTCTTTACCTTCAATAATTTTTAACATTTTATTTATCTCCTTCTTCTATAATGGTTGCCTCTTCACGAGAATCTGTCTTTGGTACTAATACAATAGAGCCAGCCTGCATGGTAATGTATGCTCCAATGAGGCTATTGATTTTGTCTTTTCCGATGCGTTTGGTTAACTCGGTAATTCCAGCCACCTTTTTTGGTGCATATGGATCAATCTTTACCTCTTCACAAGCCTTGATGATCGCTTCTTCATTGGTTATCTTTCTTGAACCTTTGGAATGAACAAGTTTGAAATTAGACCACTTATGTCCATTGATTGCTTTCTTTAATGCAAATTCCTTCATATCTTCAGCAAACTGAATCATTTCATCAAGTTTTGGTAGTAATGCTTCGATTTCAGCATCAGTTAATGTTGCAATTGATTTAGTTGTTTGCTGGATATTTTCCATGTTTGTTTCCGCTCTTTTAGCACAGATAGCTTTTCCTGCACAATAGCGACAATACTTACCTGGTGATGCTTCTGGGTTATTTACTTTGGTTCTTCCCACTGCAGGAATTAAGATGCCTGATTCAAACTGCAATAGTTCATCGATCGACATTTCATAATCATTTGTGTTGGATATTACGGGTTGATAGATGACTAGTCTTACCTTTTTGACTGGATATAAATCCTTGTATGCCTTATAAAAGTAAAGTGCATAAATACCAAGTTGTGAGTTAAACATTCCAGTGCTACTATCAAATGCTTGTACAGGTGCTCGACCAGTCTTTAAATCGATAACTGTAAGTGTTCCTCCATCTACTGATGAGATAATGCCACAATCCAATGTTCCGCCTGCATCTTCATCAAAATTCATGTCAAGATGTAGTTCGATAACCACAAGTGGTTCACTATCAGAACGTTTCTTTTCAAACTCAATGGTATTGATCACAAAGTCTGCATATCCATCTGCTATTTCTTGCATGTCATCAGAATACATATCAAGTTCTTTGATGAGTTCCTCAATTGGTTTTACTACGCTGTCGTAATCAATGAGATTTAATGACTTACTGATTAAGGCTGCACCTAATTCATGGCACTGAGTACCAAACTCAGCTTGTGGACTTGATTCTTGACTTGTTCCATCATTGAAGATTGTGCTGAGTGGGCAATTAAGCCATGTACTACTTTTACTTGGACTGTACTTTCTACTGTGAATCGTCGGACTTCTTGACATCGTCTTTACCTCCATTACTATCTGCTTCTTCTGGAAGCAACATAACTTCTAGTGCCAATGTTTTAGTCGTTTCACTAATAAGTAATAATGTTTCGACTAAATCCTTATCGGTTAGAAAGGGTTTATTGGCTACCGTTTCTTTCTTCATTTCTCTAAACCTCCTTTTATTTGAAAAGGGTTGTTTTCCCTCTTCAAAGGATTAATGGCAAGGTTTGATTTGGTTTGCCGGTTATTTTTTATTTTTTTCATATTTTTCTGTAAGCATTTTGATTAATTTAGTTTTACGTTCTTGTATTGTGCTTCTAGCCTTATTTAATTCAGTAGCAATTTCAGCATCTGTTTTTCCATCGTTGAAGTACTTCAGGATCAGTTGATCTGTTTCGTTAAACTCACTCACAAGTTTCCAAATGAAATCACTTTGATCCTGTTCGGCTCTTTTTTCACGTTCTTCTTCATAGGATCCATCAGCAAACTCGAACTCATAATTCTCGCGCATGTAATCCATAGATATAGAAAAGCCATCTCTTACTTTGGAACACTGACTGCAATCAGCTCGGCATTTCACAAGACCGAACTTTTCTGAAGGGATCATGCATCTTGATTCAGTGTCTTTTCTGCGGACCACGTTACGCTCTTCATTTCTATGGCAATGAAAGTATTCCTCAGTGCATGGAATAAATCTTAAGTCGCCATCAGCGTCCTTATATGGAACCCAATGTGTATGTTTGTTTTCTGGATCACTCTGTAATTGTTCCAAACTTCCATAGCCATAGATTTTTGGATACTGGTCTTTCGTTGATTTTGTTAATTTCATAAAAAAATACCTCCAAATCAGATTTTTGATTTCTGAAATGGAGATATTCTTCTCGTAGTATGAAGGCAGTTCGTGGGCGTCAGCAAAAAGAATGGTTTTTATAACTCCATTTCAATTTGCAGACCCGTCTTCACAATAGATGGAACTGCATTATTAAGTTGATCAGATAATTCTGTTGTGAGCCTTATATGGTTAGCAATTCCAAATAAGCAGAACTATCTAATAATGTTGTCTTTTGCAAAATTAATACCGCGTTCGCTTGTTTTCTTTTGTTTTCAC